GCCGTTCTTGTCGCCTACGTTGCCGAGGGCGTCGCGGTAGCGTTGCGTACGCAGGTTGATCGTTTCGAGCTCCGTTTTGCCCGTGGTGGCCTTGTCCTTGCCGGCCTCGGCGTTGGTCTTGGCCACGTCGGCGTTGGCCTTGATGCCCGCAAAATAGCCCTTCACGTTGCCGGCGCTGGCCAGGCCCTTGAGATAGCCGTCTCCGCCCGTCGGGTCGGCCTGGAGCGAGGCGCGCGCGGATTGGTCGTCCGCCACGGCCTGGCGCGCGGCGTCCAGCTTGAGCGCGCCCTCCTGGTTTTGCAGGGCCAGCGTGCGGAGGTTGGCTTGCTTGGTCGGCACCTCGAGCGGGTCGATTTCCGCCGGGCGGGCCAGTAGTGCAATGGTGTTTGTCGCCATGGGTCGTCCTTAGAAAAGCGTGTTGTCCACGGCGCCCGAGCCGCTGGTCGTCCACGGGCCCGCCTGGTAGGCGTTGTAAAGCCCTTTGATGCCGGAGCCGATGGCGTTGGCGTTGGCCACGTAGCCGGAGGCGCGCGCCTCGCCCATGGCGCCCAGGTTGGCGCCGGTGGTGTTTACGTAATTGGTGCCCAGCGTGTTGAGCTGGCCCGTGGCGCTGGTGCCGGCCGATTGCGTGGCGTTGGTCGCGGTTTGGCCGATGCCGGCGACGCCCGCCAGGCGGTTGTAAACGGTGCCGTTGCGCGCAAACGCCGCGTCGTATTCCTGCGAGGCGAGGCCGCTATTGAAGCGGGCCAGCGCCTTGAGCGTGGCGCCCGACAGGCCCGCGCCCGATGCCGCGGCGGAGCGGCGGATCCCGCCCTCGCCCTCGGACAGGCGGAATTGATAGCCCGGATCCTTGGCCAGGCTCGAGGCGTCAAACGTGCCCGAGAATTGGCCGCCCGGGTTCAGGCCCGCCATGATTTGCGCCAGCGCGGATTTACCGGCCTCGCGGTAGGGCGCCTGGTCGGCGCGCTGCTCGGCGTAGCGGTCCAGCGTGTCCTGGCGCGAAATGTCGAATTGCCGGTCCCCGGACGCCTGCGCAGCGGCGGCGGCATCCTTTTGCGCGCCGGCGGCCTTGCTCGAGCCGTAGGCGCTCACGGCGGTGGTGCCCACGGCCCCGATTGCGGCCCAGCCGGCCGCGGTGATTCCTAGAGACATTTTGGCCCCTCGTTGGTGTTGTCCAGGGCGGCCCGGCGGTTGCCGAGCAGCTCGCTATTTTTCGACGTGCACAGGCGTTCGACAATGACGTCCATATCTCGGCAATCGTCCGGGTTTGCGTGAATCGTGCTCCATACGGCCCCCTCCTCGAAAGTGCGGCCCACGCGCTTGATGCCGGGCCGGGATAGGAGCGTGCAAGGCGCCTCGAGCACCTGGAGCCCGTCCTCCGTGAGCACCTCGATACGGCCTTTGATGAGCATGGCCAGGTGCTCGGTTTTGTGCACCGCGCCGGTAAGCACCGTCCAGGGCGGGACGTGCATTTCGCGCACATAGACGCCCGGGGCGTAGTGGTGCACGACGGGGCACTCGGTTTGCGGTTGCTCGAGGAGCTCGGCCTCGAGAGCGTAAATGCGGGCGCGCAGGCTTTCGCGCGGCGCCAGCACGCCGGAATAGGTGAACGCGGACAGGTGCGTCATTGCAGCGCCCACGGCAGGGTGGCCGGCGGCACGTCCTCCACGGAGGCGCAATCCGGCAGGTCCGGCGCGTCGTAGTCGATGAGCTTGGAACGCAGGCCCGCCCACTGTTGCAGGCGTAGCGTGGTCGTGGTCAGGTCGGCGCCGAACTCGTCGCCAATCTCGGCGGCCACGCCCAGGATGAGGGCCTCGTCCCAATGCTCCCCGAGTTGGGTATCCGTCGCGGGGCGTGGGTCCGGCCAGGTGTAGCCGTGCACAGGCAGGGACGCGATAAGGCGCCCCAGCGCGTCGACGGCGATTTGCAGGTCGTCCGGGTCGGCCGTTTCCCCGCGCGCCAGGTTTCCAACTTTCTGGAGCGCCTTCTCGGCAATTTTCGCGCGGGTCAATGCGGCCATGGTGCGTTACGCCGGTTCCGCGGTGAACGGGTAGCGTTGCATTTTCACGGCCACCTTGGCGCCGGTGTCCGGATCCTGCGCGATGGTGTCGATAGTCGAATTGCGCAGCACCTCGACGTAGGCCGCATCAATCACGACGGGCAAACCGCGCTTGATAACGATGAGGTGGCCATTAACGCCGAGTTTCACGTCCTCTTTCTCGGACTCGGTGGCCATGACAGTGACGCGCATTTTTTGCGAGCCGCCGAGCGAACCGTCCAGGGCACGGAGCGCGCCCTCTTTCGGCAGGTCGACGCCGTTGTCCACGACGAGCTTGTCGGTTTCCACCGCGACGGCGGCGGCTTTGGCGGTGGCCAGCTCGGCGGCCTGCGCGTTGTTCAGGGCCAGCAATTGGGCCATTTGCGCCTGGAGCTGCGCGATTTGGGCCGCCTGGTCGACGGAGGCGTCGGTCGGGGTCGCGACGGGCGCCGGAGCGGCCACGGGTGCCGGGATCGGTGCGGCGGCGGACAGTTGCGCATTGGCGAGCAGCAGCTCCACCAGGTCGTTTTTGGTCATTGCCGGGGTGGCGGCCAGGTTGGCGCCGGTGGCCAGGGCCAGGAGGTCGGCTTTGTTCTTGGCGTTCAATTCTTCGCGGGTCATGGTGTCGGTTCTCGTGTTATGGGGAGCTGAAAAAAACGGGCGCTAGACTAGCCGCCCGCAAACATGCCGCTCCTCGATTAGGTCAGGGTGTTCGGGTTGGTGTGCTCGATACGGATCATCCACGCGTCATTGAGAATTTTCGTGGTGGTCGTAGCTTTCCAGCCCGAGGTGGCGCGCTGGTTCAGCGGGTCGGCGGTGCCGGACGAGCCCAGCGGCTTGACGATGTTTTGCATTGCCTGGCCAGCCAGCGGGCACACGCCGTAAGCGTTGGCGCCGATGATGAGCGTTGCATAAACGTCGTTGTTCACGCCGCCGGTGCTGATCTGGCCATCCGTGCCGATTGCGAGGCCCGTATTCGGCCACACTTTGCAGTTGGTCGAGCGGAAGAAACGGATGTTGCGATACGCGCCGACTTCATCGTCCTCGGCTTTCATGGCCGACGAGTAGCTCGAAACCGGGATATAGCCGGTGATGGCCTCGAGCACGGCCTCGGTGTCCGGGTGGACCAGGCCGATATACGCCGCGCGAATCGGTTGGGTGCCCACGCCGTTGGTGGCGGAAACCATGTCCCGCACGAACTTGGCGTTCTGGCGGTTCAGGGCGCGCAGGGCGGTACGCAGCGCGATATGGTCGAGCGGCGCTTTCAGGCCGGCGCGGGTGGTGCCGTTCGAGTAAATCACGTTGGTGCCGGCGACGAGCACGTCGCGGCGCACGGCGTCGACGGTCACGCCGCCTTGCTCGCCCAGGACGGTGCCGGCTTCGGTCAGCACCGGGTCTTGGTTGGTCATGTCCACCATGTCGGTGACGGTGACGAACGAGCCGTATTGCGCCAGGGTGGCGGTGACGTCGGTAACGGTCAGGTCGTTGCCGGCCGGGGTCGCGCCCTCGGTCAGGGCCGTGGTGGCCAGCGGCAGGGACTCGTAACGGCGGAATTTGATCTGATTGCCCGAGCGCAGTTTGATGGGGCGGACTTGGCCAAAGCGGCCGTGCACGTCCGCCGGGACGGCGCGTTCCAGGAGGTTGCGGTCGTAATACGCTTGAATTGCCGGAGGCAGATTGCCGATGTTGTTCATGGTGGTTTAGCCCAATGGAGAAAATTAATAGCCCATGACGCGCCGGCGTTCTTTATCGAAATCGGCGGAGCTCATGGTTTCGTAACGTTTGGCCGCGTCGACGGGCGGGGCCTGGCGGGACGCGCCGCCCCCCGGCACCGTCATGGCGGTTTGTTGCTTTTTGCGGTTCTCGAAGTCACGCGCGGCAGCTTCACGAGCCGCGGCGGCCACGCGGGCCCGCTCGTGCTCGATTTGCATGGCGCTCAACTCGCGGATTGCGACAATCGGGTCGTTCCACGCCTCGCCCAGCTCGCGGGCCTTGGCTTCGGCCTTGGCGCGCAGATCCGGGGAATTCGTGAGCAGGGCGTCCAGGTCCGGCAGCGCGGCGCCCACGGTATCGGCCCAGGCGTCCGGGTCGTGCGCGGGTTTGCCGGCGGCTGGTGCGCCCGTAACGTAGCGGACGGCCTCCTCGAGTCCCGGGTTGTCGTCCAGGACTTGGGGGCGGTTCGCGCGGCGGTCGCGTTCCTCCTGCTCTTGCTTGAGGCGTTTCACCTCGGCGGCGTTACGACTGGCCCAGCCCTTGGTGTCGTTGAGCGCCTTTTTCGTGCTTTCGAGCTCGCGCTCGAGGCGTGCGAAACGCTCCTCCGGGGTTTCCTGTTTCGGGTCGCCGGTGTTGGCGGCCGGTGCAGGATCCACGGCGACATTGGCGGCGGGGGCCGGTTCGGCGGTTACGGTCGGCTCGTCGGTCGGGGTAGTCGACGCGGCGCCAGGTGCTTGCGCACCCGAAGCGGCGGCGGCCTCGGCGTTGAGGCGGTCCATTTCGGCCTGGTAAATCTCGTCGTAGCTTTTTGCGCCTTGGTTTTCGGTGCCCATCTTGTCGTTTCTCCATTGGGCCGGGTTGCCCCGGTAATCCGGTTAGTTTCCGGTCGTCTCGCCCGGTTTGGGTAGTGAGTTGACCAGGTTAAATAATTCCTCGCGTAAATTATTGGGCAATTGCAACACGTCGTCAATGAATTTGATGGCGCCGCGCAATTCCTCGTTGTTCGCGGTGATGAGCTTGTCCACCTTTTCCGCCCGGATCCGCTCGAATTCCCGGGCCAGCGGTGGCCACGCGCCCGGCAATGCGTTGAGGACGGCTTGCACCTGGTCGACGCGCTGGCGGACGTCCTGCTCCTGGTCGGGCATCATGCCGGCACCTGGTCGACGGGTGCGGCGCTGGCGTCAGGGGCGGCCGGCGGGGCGTCAGGCGTGGCCACGGGGGCCGGATCCGCGGCGGGCAGCATCGGCGGCGCACTCTCGCCCAGCTCGGAGCCCTCGGGGGTGCCGTCGTCCAGGGTTTGGGCCGCGGCCCGGACTTGTGGCGATACCTGGCCCGTTACGTTTTGCAGAATGGCGAGCACCTGCGCCTGGAGCTGGTCGATTTGGGCCTCGGTGAGCTCCACGCCGGCGAGCTTGGCCTCGGCGTTGACGCGGGAATCCCGGTCCTGGATGGCCAGTTTTGCCGCCTCGAGCGCACGGTCCTGGAGCTTGGCCTCCAATTGCTGGATGAGCTGCTCTTGTTTCTGGAGCGCGGCTTGCACCTCCGGCGGGATCTGGCCGCCCTGCTCGGCTTGCTTGCGCTTGAGCGTTTCGTCGTCATAGACGGGGGACTCGCGGCCCACCTCGCCGGCGTTCCATACCTGCTCGAGCAGCTCGCGCACGTCCACCTTGTCGGCGGTGAGCGGCGACGCCAGGCACAATTGGAGAAACCCTTGCAATTTTTGCATGAGAATCTCTTTCGTCATAAACGTGGACGAGCCCGTCGCTTTCCAGTCCATGAACGAGGTTTTGCCGAACGCCTGGATTTCCGCCCAGCGTTTGGCGTGCTCGTCCCCGAGCAGGACGGCCACGACTTGCGGGTCGAGGTGTTGCATGTTCCAATCGACCAGGGCCTCGATAAGCGGCTCGATCCACATTTCGTCAATGTTCTGGATTACCTCCTTCATGGGGAGGGACGAGGCGTTCATAATCATGGAAATGCCCGTCGCCGTTTTGTTGAGGTGGTCGGCGTCGGTGCCTTGCGTGTATTTCGTCACGCCCGTGTCGTCGTCGGAGAACTTTTCCGACATGGCAATTACGTGCTCCCATCCTTGCGTGACGTCCTGGACGTCGTGCCACAGGAGGGCGGTTTTGCGCTCGTCAGGCGTGAGCCCGCGTTTCATCTTGAAGCGTTTCCCCGGGTAGAACTTGAAGTCCTCGCCCGGCTCGAAACTGGCCGCGTCGGCGCTGAAAGTCTTGAGCAGCGCGAACGCCTTGCCCTCGATATACAGGCGGAACGCGGCATTTACCACGCGCTGGTGCGGGTCGTTGTTCTCCGCGATGCCCACGCCCCAAAACTCGTGTTCCGCCTCCTCGTAGACGCACCGATACGCCGGGCGGTGGCCGCATTTGTACGGGGATTTGTCGGCCTTGATGACGACGCCGCCGGCCATGATGATGACGGCCTCCACGGTGTCGCCCTGTTGGTGGTCCGGGCCCAGCTCCTCGCCGGTCCAGGCGGCCAGGGCCTCGGCGTCCACGCGCCCGAAGTAGCGCAGGAGGCGGACGCGGCCGTCCGTGGCGAAACGGTACGTGTTGGCGCGCAAATCCTTGGTGAGGTCCGAGCCCTCCGCCGTCGACGTGGTGGCCAGTTGCGTGGTGGCGTAGTCGATGGCCTCGGCGTTGTAGCCGTCCGCGTTGCGCCAGGATTTCACCTCATGCGGCTGTTTCCACGAGCTCCAGTAGATCCCGAGGCCGGATTGCGCGTCCGCCGCCTCCGGGTCCGGGTAGACGTCCATGGTTGGCCCGTGCTCGAAATACGGTGCGCGGTACTCGAAACGGTTCTCGCCCAGCACCTGGACGCCCGACGGATCGGCCACGAGGCCCACCGTTACGTGTTCCTTGACGCGCTCGAACGGGCCGAACAGTGCGCCCGTGCCGTAGGTGCACAGGGCGTTGACGGCGCCGCCCAACATGCCGCGGAATCCCATGTCCTTGAGCTGGAATTCGAGAATCGTTTCCATCGTGTCGGCGTAGGGCGCCAGTTGCTCGTTGGTCGGGCTCGTATCGAACGGCATACGGCCGGCGCCGAACAGAGAGTCCTTGATCTTGGCGCGCGCGCTCCGGATCTTGCCGCGCGTCGAGCCCACAAAGAGCTTGGATTTCTGCGCGCGGCTGGCGCCCGTGCCGGCGGTGTCGTCGTCGCGCGGGATCCGCATGGCGTCCTGGTAGGCGTCCGTAAATTTCTCCTCCTGCGGCTTGCGCGCGTTCATCCAGGATTCAAAGCGGCTTTGCAGGGTGACGGATAGCGCGTCCTGGCCCACGACGGGGCGCTCGTGCGGCTGGTCCATGCCGGCGGCCACGGGGGCGTTTTGTTCGGTTGCGTTCATGGGTTCAGGGGGTCGAGAGGTTGCAATGCGGAAAATTCTACAGGAGATTGCCGGCCGTCAATGGATTTGTTGCGGCTCGAGCGGCGAGTTATGCACGTGCATGGTGCCGTGGGCCTGCTCGTCCAGCACCGGGGAGCACCAGCACGCCACGGTGGCCACGTGCGCGCGCCAGTCGGTGAGCGGGACCACGTGGAGCACGTCGTCGCGGTCGTCGTCCTCGAGCACTTGCCACAGGCGGAACGGGGAGTCGTCGGTCATGACAGGGCAATCCCGAAAAATGAGGTTGGCGCCCGGTCCCCGCCGAGCAGGGCCGGCGCGGGTTTGACGATGGCGCGGTCCAGGCCCGTGGCCACCAGGTAGCGGGTGGCGTCCATGAGGTGATCGTTTGCCTTGACCACGTGGCCCTTGTCGTCCCGGCGATACATGCGGTACTCGGCCAGCCAGTTTTGGCAGGACTTGAACACCTTGAGCCGGCCGCCGCTCATGCGCTCCCACACGCGATGAATGCCGGCCTCGACGCCGTTGTCCGCGGTGGCCAGGTCGAGCCCTAGATCCTTGTACGCCTGGAGGAGCTGCGCGCCGTCGGTTTGCGTGCGGCCACGGCTGGCGGGGTCGATGGCGCCCGGAATCCACGGGCCGCGCGCGTCAATGCTGGCCTTGTGGACCACCGGCTCGGCGTGGCCCTTGTAGTGCTCCGAGTACAGGTAGACGGTTTCGGCCTCGCGGTCGATGGCGCCCCACACGGCCGCGGTGCGATTCCATCCGACGTCGAAACCGTACGCGCGCGGCCAGTACGCCGGGATTGCGAAGTCCGGGACGACGATTTCGGACTCGGGCACGGGGTAGATGGCGCCGGCGCCGAGCTGCGGCACGCCCTTGGAGCGCGCGTCCCGCTGGAATGGCGGGATGGCGGCGTACAGCTCTTTTTTGACGGCCTCGGACAGGTGGGGCACGTCGTCCCACGTGGCCATGACAACGAATTTGCCCTCCGCGGCGCCCTGCTCGAGCGAGCCCGACGGGAGGAACGCGAGCACCACCTCGGACATACCCATGAGCGGCGTAAACGTCAGCATCAACATGCCGTTGTTGGTCATGGTCCGGAGCAGGCACTCCGTGTAAATGTCGAGCGGCGGCTCCTCGTCCAGGAGGATGACGTCCACCTCCGTGCCCTGGAACGCCTCGCGGCGCTGGTCGTAGGACTTGAGCACGACGGACGACACGCCGCCCGACACGTGGCGCACCGTGACGGTTTCCACCGCGTTGCCCACGCCTTGCTTGCTCGTGTAGCCGATGAGCGCGTCCCCGGGCAGCACGCCCGTGCCGAACGCGCCCCACGGGCCCAGGAGCTTGGTTTGCAGAATGTCGCGCACGGTCTTGCCCGTGTCGCCGGCGGCCCACGCCAGAATGGGGCGATGGAACCGGCGCCCGCCCACCGCGTCCCACCATTCCGGATAGAAGCCGGTCAGGTGGAGCACCAGCTCGAACACGCCCACGCCCTCCGTTTTGCCCACGCGGTTGGCGGCCAGCATGAGGCGCTCGCGGTGCTTGGCGCCGGCGGCGAAAAATTGCATGTGCTTGGGGTACAGCTCGCGCCGGAGCGGTCCCTCGGCCGGGTAGTAGGTCCACAGCTTGCGGCGGTCCAGGCGGCGGACTTGCTCCTCGAGGAGGGCCAGGTACGCCAGGCGCTCGTGGTACGGCGTCGCGGCGTCGATCATGGCCAGCACCACACAACAACGAGGCCCAGCACGAGCGCCAGGGCCGGGATGGCCACACACTCGGCGCACAGGCGGCCCGTCGACCAGGTGGGCGCGTTCTCGGCGTCCTCCAGGGCCCACAAGATCGGCGCATAGCACAGTTGCACCGGGGCGCCGGTGTTCTTGGCCACGCGCTCCGCGGCGTCGCGTGCGATGGCGGCGAGCTGTTCCGGCGAGCGGCGGCGCGTCACGATCCGCCCCCGGGCAGGAGGCCAGCGGCACGGAGCCGGTGCTCGGCCTGCGCGGTGCGGCGCGCGAGCTCGTCGTCCGATACCTGGCGCACGTCGTCCACGTGGAGCGTTTCTTTGCTCACGCCCGTGTGCTTGGCGGCCAGGTCGAGCGCCTTGTCGCGGTCGCGCGCGGTAATCTCGATGCCGTTTTTCGTCACTTTGGCGCCGGCGTACTGGCGGCGGCCGGTGTCGGACAAGAACCGCGTGTCCTTGGCCAGCACTTGGGGCACGCCGCGGCCGAAACACTCCGGGCAATCCTCGTGCGGGGGCCGGCGCGGGTCGTAGCCGATTGAGCACCCGTGCTTTTCAATGAATTTGAGGCCCATTGGATCCTTGGCGCCGCCCTTTTGCAGGCGGTCGGCCTGGAGGTAGGCGTTTAGCTCGCGCTCGAATTCGGCCGGCGTGAACTGGTATTTGTGGCCCTCGCCGTGACAGTAGCGGCACGAGTCGAGCACGTGCTCCACCAGCTCGTTGGCGTCGGCGCGCAGGCCGAGCACGACGTCCCGGAGCACGTCGTCGGCCGTGACGGTGAGGCGCTCCAGGCGGGCCGCCTTGCCCTTTTCGACGGCCTCGCGCACTTCGTCCACGGCCATGAGCTTGGACGCGCTTTCCGCGGCGCGCTGGCGGTCCATGACGCCATAGGCGAGCATGTACGCCTCGGCCTGGTTGTAGGTCGGGGAGGCCAGCAAAGCGGCCACGAAACGTTGTCGGTTAGTGTTGAGCGCCATAATGCGCCCGAGAATACATGCACTTAGGAAAAAATTCCAGTTGGGAATTATTGGGCCACACACTGGCCCGCGGCACGTTACGCCCCGGTTAATCACGAAACGCCCGGATAGCCACGCCCCAACGGCCCCGCAATGCCCCGGTATCTACCCGCTAACGTTCCGGGTGCTCCAAGTGCTTGATTTGTTACCTCTTTTCCCTCTTTTACCCTTTATACCCTTTACTAAATAGTTGTAGAGTAGAGAATAATATGAGGATAAAGATAAAGAGAATAATAAACATTAACATCATATAAAATTAGAGAGAGGAATAGCAAACGGTGTCGGGGGTGCCGTTCCGGGTGCCGAAAATGCCCGTTTATAAGGCGTTTTATATGATATGCTTGTCTCTTGGGTAACAGGCCGCCCCGTTTCGGCCGTCATGAGGGGAATTCATAAAATGGAAATCGTCACCAGGAAGCAAGCGCGGGAGCGCAATTTGAACAAATATTTTACGGGCGTTCCGTGCACCAACGGCCACGTGGCGGAGCGATACGTCACCAGCGGGGCGTGTCAGGGTTGCATATCGGAGGCCGTGTCCGGCGTCCGGCGTGCGGCCAGTGCGGCGGTGGCCCCGAACCCGGAGCGCCTGGCCCAGCTCGAGGGCCTGGTAACAATCCGGCTCCGGGCCCACCCGCTAGACGAGGCCACGCTCCTGGACACGGCCGCGGCGCTCACGGTGCAACGGCGCCAGGCCCTCGTGGCCACCGACGTGGTGGGCGCGCGCAAGGGCACGAAACCGGAGGGCGGTACTCTGTTGTATTCCGTCAACGTCGACGCGGCGGACGTCCAGCTCCTCCGGGATATGCAAAACGCCATGCTCACGGCCAGGGGGCCGAACATGGAGGCGGTGCGGGCGCAGGTGTTCGGTGGCGCGATGGCCCAGGCCGAGGCGGCCCGGGACAACGGCGAGGGGGAATGGAAATTTACTTGATGGTGTTGCGCAGCTCGAGCAGCTCGGCGGCCAGCGTGTCGCGCTCGGTTTTAAGCTGGCGATAGCCGGAAATGTTGGTCCGGATCTGTTCCTCGGTGCCCACGAGGAGCCACACGGGCGGCCCGTCGTCCGGCTGGCCCACCAGGAGGCAGGCCGAGGCGGCCGGGCTGGCGTCGAGCCACTCCCGGACGGCCTGGCGGAGCTTGTCGTCGGCCTCGCGGTTCACTTCGGCACCACCAGGGCCAGGAGTTCCGGCGGGAGCGCGGCGAACAGGGCGCGCATGGCGGCGATGGAATCGGCCTTGCTCGGGCCGAACGGCTGGTCCGCGTTGGCCACGAGCGCGTGCAGCTCGCGCAGCGCCGTTACCATGTGCGGCTGGAGGTCGGGCTCCAGGGCGGTGCCCCGGGTCGACAGCACGACGCGCGCGGCCCCGTGCCGGCGCACCTGGTTGAGCAGGGCCACGCCCGCCACGTTTTCGATACGGCGCTCCGGGCGCCGGCGTTCCTCTTGCGGTCCTCGCATGGGTTAATCTCCTTAAGTAGTTTCATTCTGACACGGTTTGGCCAGGAACGGCGCGAGCAGCGGATCCGTGCGGCCTGCGCGGCGCTGGCGTTGGTGGTAGCGGTTGGCGGCCTGCGCGGCCAGTTTCTTGCGGCCGTGCTTGGCCACGGCTTTGGCGTGCTTTGCGGCGCTCGAGGTGTCGCGCTGGGGGCGTCGGGCGTCCTTACCTGGTCCGGCGTGCCAGATGGCCACGTAGGCGGCGCCGCGGCCCTCCGGAACGTCCCAGGCCCCGACGTGCGCCCCGCGCTGGTCGGCCTTGCCCGCGTGGAGCTTGGCCAGCCAACGATTTACCGTGTGCCGCTCGTAGCCGGAGCGGCGGACCAGGTGGGCCACGGTGCCCGGCATGGCCTCGAGGATATGCTCGCGCGCCAGGTGGTAGTTACGGGCCACGGCGCAGCACCAGCCACACAATGAGGGCGCCGGCGGCGTGCGCCGCCAGGCCCAGGACGAGCGCGTCATTCATGGCCGAGGCGCTCGAGCAGCGCGTCGGCGCGGCCCGCCCATCCGGGGTAATACTCGCGCACCGTGTCTTGGCCGTCGCGGACCAGGGCGAGCAGGTTGTCCCGCTCCTCGAGGAGGCGGTCGCGCTCGTCCTCCAGCTTGCGCCAGGCGTCGGCGCGTACGGACTGGACGGCTCGTTCCACACTCTCGTGCACGTCGGCGCTCGAGACTTCCAACTCATCGTGCAGGAACCGCACGCGCGCCGTGTGCCCGCCGGCGGCCAGGCGCTCGACGTCCTGGAGCAGGCCCAGCGCCATTTGGCGGCGCAGCTCGAGCGCGGCGGAACGTTCCGAGGTGGCGCCGTCGTGCATCGGCGGGACGCCGGCGGCGGCGCGCAGCGTGTCGGCCACGTAGGCCACGTCCAGGACGTCGTGGAGGCCGAATAGCTGCTCGAATAGCTCCGCCTGGCGCACCAGCGTGCGGGCCACGTCGACGGGCACGCCGCCGGCGCTGGCCGGCTGTTTCGTCCGCACTACCTCGAGCACGGTATCGGCGGGCCAGGACACGGTGGCCACGCGGTCCAGGTGCGCGGGGATCGGGCCGAGGCGCGCGAGCTGAACGCCCACGGGGCCCGGGTCAGCGATGGCCAGGTCCAGCACCACGTAAGAGGTGGCGCCGCCCACGGGGGTGGGGAGCGGGTCGACCAGCACGTCGCCCAGCTTGAGCGCGCGCACGGCGGTGGTAATCGTCGGCATGGTGAGATTCTCCAGGGAGGAGCCCGCCGGAGCGGGCGGGGGTGGGTCAGGCGGCGCGGCGGGCCGCGAGGTGCTCGGCCTTGGCGGCGGCAATGTCGGCGCGTACGCCGGCCGTGATGCGCAGGATTTCCGCGCGCAGGAATTCGGGGTCGTGGTAGAGCGGGAGGTCGACGGCCGGGTCCACCAGGTTGGCCAGCTCGGCCAGCGCGCCGGCCTGGATCCGGGACACGATGCCGCGCTCGACGGCCAGGTCGGCGGCGGTGACGCGCGCAGCGGCCGGCACGGCGGCGGCCACGGGTGCCGGGCGGAGCTCGAGGATACGGGCGTCATAGATGGCGAAGCATTCCGCCTCGTGTTCGCTGGCGCCCTCGTCGTTGAGCGTGTCGCGGATATTCTCGCGGTGCGAAGCGATGGAGTTGTCCAGGCCGTCGTAATCGGCGGCGCAATCCACGGCGATGTTGGCGGAGGTGCGAGCGAAAGAGAGGGCGTCGGCTTTGGACATCATGTTGTTTTCTCCTGGTCGTTGAGGGCGAACGCCGCCCCGTTGGACAGAATAATACTTAAGTTACTTAAGCATTGCAACAAGAAAATGGCCCCGAAGGGCCAAAATTGAAACATGCCGGCCGGAATTATGCCGGGAAATTGGCGATGCGCTCGTCCAGGATGGCCAGGTAGGTGAACATGGCCGAGTGCTGGCGGTGGAGGCGTGCTTGCTCCGCCTCCGGCAGGGTGCCGAATACGCCCTCCTTGCCGCCGCCGATGAATGCGCCCAGGCGTTGGACGTTTCCGGCCAGCTCGGCGCGCTCATTGGCCACGCGCTCCTGGTGGCCCAGCGTCGGCGGGTCGATGAACGCGGGCGTTTCGCCGGTGAACACGGACAGGGCCAGCACCAGGCCGTTGGCCAGGCCGCGGTGGTATTCGCTCGCGCCGGCGTTGCCCGGGTCGGTCTGGACGGCCGCCAGGTCGCGCAGCTTGCCCAGCTTCTCGGCGTGCACGTCGCCGGCGTGCAGGCGCTCGGCCAGGAGATAGCCCTCGAGTGGCCAAATCTGATCCACGGCCGCCTTGTAGGCGTATTCGCACCCGATTTCCTGGCTAAAGTTGGCCGCGCTCACGGGGCCGTTATTCACGCCCACGACGCAAAAGCCGTTGGCCAGCTCCAGGCGGCACACGGTCGTGCGCGTGCCCTCCAGGTTGGTGTAAGTCTCGTCCACGATGAGGGCCTGAATGTGCTCTTTCGTGATGCGCGGCGCGGTCGGCTTGGCGGCCTCGATTTTCGCCTCGAGCTCGGCGTCGGTCGCCGGCTCCATGACGTCGCGGCCGGTGGCCTGGTTGAGGTGCCCCGCCGGCGTGGCGGCGGGTGCGGTGCTGGCCAGGGTCGAGGCGATGGCGGCGGCGAGGATACGATTTTTTTGCATGGTTCTCTCTTTTCAGGTTATGACGCGGGGGAATTACTCAACGATTTGCCAGTCCTCGGCCAGCGCGTCCGAGCCGGACGGCGCCCAGGTGCTCACGGTGTCGTCCACGCCTTTGAGGGCCAGATAGGCGTTATACGGGACCATGCCGCCCTCCCCATAGAACGCTTTCGCGGCGCCGGTCTGCGCCGGGTAGCGATTGGCCGGGACCAGGTAGACAAACATTCCTTTGCCGTTCCAGCCGGCACGCGCCACGCGCTTGCCTTGTTTCAGGGCGGCGAGGGCGTCGCCAAAATTGATAGCTTGCATGTTGAGTCTCTCTTATCAGGAGGTTACGGTATTCAGCAACGGCGCCATTTGGGCCGCGCTGTAGGCTTTGGCAATCTCGGCAGGCCCGGCAATGCGGGACGCCTCGTGGCCAATCTTGACGAATAGCACCGGCTTGCCGCCGTCCGGTGCCACCAGGTTGTTGACGCGGCCGTGATTGGCCAGCAATCCGGGGTGCCAGTCGTAGCCGAGGCGGACCAGCATTTCGCGGCGTTTGTTGATCGGGACGGAGCGCGCGCGGCCCCGGTCCTCGAGGAGCTTTTGCAGCGCCATGGACGAAATCCACCCGCCGGCAAATCCGGGGACGCCCTGCGCCACGGCCTCGAGGATCTCTTGCTCGACGCCGCCCAGGCTGGCCGCGACGGCCTCCTCGGTGCTGGTCGTGGTCGGGGCAATGTGGCCGTGGGCCGGGTTGAACTCGTCCGGGATGGCGTACGTTTGCAAATACTCGTTGATGATGGCGTAGCCGCCGCCACGTGCCCACGCGTACAGGCGCGGGAAATACTCGCCCGTCATGCCCCACTCGACCAAATCCTCGGCGGTCTGCTGCGCGGTGAAGAATGGCGCGATGCGGCGGTCGTTCTTGCTCTTGCGGTAACCGTCCTTGTGGTTCGAGTTAATCATGAAATTACAGCAAACCTCGCGGGAGACTTTTTTCTCGCCCTTGCCCTGGATCTGTTGCTCCTCGCCGGTAATCATCGGCTTGAGCTCCTCCATTACCTCCTGGCGGCCGTCCGCGACGTAAATGTCCTCCACGCCGATAAACACGGTGCCATATTGCCAATCGTTGAATTTGTCGGCAATGTCGGACGCCTTGGGGAAATAGCTGTAACGCTTGCCGACGGCGAACGCCACGCACCGGGTGAGGAACGTTTTCCCGTTGCCCTCCACGCCCTGGATGAACGGGGCCCACTGGAATTTAATTCCCTTGTGCTGGACCACGGCGGCCATGTAGGACAGCAAAATCGTGCGGTCCCGCTGGTCCGGCAAGAGCGCGGCCAGGTGGTTGAGAAACGGCGCCACGTCGCCCTGGAGGCGTTGCGTTTCGACGGGCCACCACAAATTGGCCTTGGTTTGGCCGTCGTAGTCGACAATGGCGCCGGGCGCGCGGTCGGGCCGGAAGCATGACGAATCGGCGCGCGGCGAGCGGAACGCCTGCGATTGGCTGAACGCTTCCCATGGGTCGCGGCTCGAGCGGTTATTGTCGAGGTCCATCATGAACGTGTAGCCGCCGAACATGACGCGGAATTGATCCGGGCGCAGGAGGTAGCCCCCCGGGACCAGCACGGCGTGCCGGTCGCACACGTAAGAGCACCCGCGGAACGCGTTGATTTGCTGCTCCGGGCTCAGGAACGTGGAGCCGGTCACGAGCGTGGCCGTGGGCGTGCCGCCGGTGTCGACGGCGAGCGCGAGGGCCTGGCTAGTCGGGAGCGGCTCGGGGGGCGTGTCCTTTAAAACTTGGTCGTCCTGTTGCACCGCGACGGCGCCCAGGATGGTGGCGTAGATGTAGGACTCGCGCGCCCACTTCTCGCGCACCAGGCCGGATTGGAACATCAAACGGCGGATCCGCTCGCAATCCTTGCCGGTCCAGAACGCCAGGTGTTGGGCGAGCGCGCGGTCGGCGCGGCTGGCGTCGTAGGGCAATGCGCCGTTACCGTCCGGCGGGTAGGCCGTGGCCAGCACGTCGACGTTGCATTCCCACAGGTCGGCAAAGCTCGCGGACGGGCCGAACGCCGCGCGCGCCGAATGCGATTGCATGGCGCGGCGGAGGAGCTGCTCGTCGTCGGTCGGGCCGTTCCAGCCGGGCACCGGCGCCGTGGTCCACTCGACGTCATGGCCGGCGCTCGTCGTCACGCGCTTGAGCCATTTCTCCGTGAGGGCGTACAGGCCCGCCGTGTGCTCGGTGGCGATGTTGCCCACAATGCTGGTGCCGGTGAGGGCCACGAATCGCTTTTCCGTGTACAGGTCGAAAAGTTTGTTCGTGTAGTCCTTTTTCCGGCGGTCGGCCGGCGCGGTGCCGGTGCCGAAAAAGTGCAGGCCGCGCCCGGATTGCGAAATCTCGCACGCGGCGCCCGGCAGCGCGGCGGACAGCTCCGCAACAATCGGGGTCCACTGGCCGGTGGCCTGGTCGAGGCAATTGTCGACGTCCACGAAGAAAAACGGGTCTTGCTCGGTGAACGTGAAGCCCACGCAGTAGCCGGCGCCCCAGGCCGTGGCAATCTCGCACGCCTGGTTGGCGTCGAGCCAAATAGCCGGGTCGTGCGCGTCGTGGCGCTGGCCCGTCCACACGTTGAGCGGGTATTTGAACGTTTTCCCCGGGTGCTCCTGGTCGGGGACGAGCTGGCACACGAGGAATTGGCGATAGCTCGCCATTGCGGCCAGCGGTGCGGGCAACTGTTGCATGTGTTACGCCTTGATGGAGTTGGCGGCCTCGTCGCGGAGGTCGGCGGGAGCTTTGCAGGCTTCGGCGTCGCGCATGGCCAGCCCTTGGGCGAGCACGGCCAAATTGCGCTGGTTGACGGCGGCGCGCATGAGGGAACGGCGGAATTGTTTCATTGTCCCGAAGTGCAACGAAACGGTGCCCTCCGCGACGCCGACGGCCTGCGCCAGGTCGGCGCGGCTTACCTGTTGATAGCCCTTGGCCACGGCCAGGAGCAGGCCCGCGGCGATGATTTCCTCGACTCGGACGGCTGATTTTTTGTAGGTCATTTTGATGTGGGCCAATAATTTGAGTTGATGTTAGTCAATTATGACGGACTCGTCAACGGCTATAACGTACCCTCGCCGGAACAGAACGAGGCGTCCCCGCCGACGGATAGCACCAGGTTTGCCCACGCGAGCTGTGCCTCCTCGCGCGCGGTGGCGCGGTAGGTCCAGCCCTTCTCTTTCACCTCGCGGGACACGAATTGGCCGATCGTTTGGCCCACGTGCTGGGGCCCGATGAGCACGGGGCGTACGCCGATAAGGTCGCCGGATTTGAGGATCTTGTTTTCGGCCGCGGTGGTGTTGGCCAGGCCGTAGCGCACCAGGGCGCCGCGGTCGTCCTTGAGGGCGCCCACGTTGTTGCGCCACAGGAGCACGCCTTTACGGGACGCCTCGAGGCGCACGACGGCTTGGACGGCCGCCTCACTGGCGCCGGCTTTCTCCGGCATGTAGTCGCCGCCGTTGAGGCGCAGGCGCTCGCGCAGGTCGGCCAGGGCGGCATACGGCACGCCCCATTGGATTGCCCAGGTTTCGAGGTTCATTTGAGGGCCTCCAGGAGTTTGACGCCGGCAGGCGTGAGCGCGGCCGCGGTGCCCGGCACCAGGGACGGCCAGTGGACCAGGCCCAGGCGGAGCGCGGCCTCGAGGTCGGCTTTCTGCGCTTTCGTGGCCGGGTTGCCCTCCCATCGCGCATAGAGGCGCTCGTATCCGTAGCGGTTAGCGGTGCCGCGCTGGACGTCGGCCAGAAATGCGCGGAGGCGTTCGGGGGCCATCATTTCAATGCCTCCCGGCCTTTGTCGGTCAGCTCGGCTACTACGTTGGGCCCCGTGTGGCCAGGCCAGCGGACCAGGCCCGCGGCGATGGCGGCCTCGAGGTCGGCTTTCTGTGCGCGGGTGGTGGTGCGGCCGAGCCATTGGATTGTGAATTTCACATAGCCGCGGCGAGTCAAGCACCCGCGCGCGACATCGTGAAGGAAATGGCGGAGCCGTGCCCGCGTGAACTCGTCCGCGTTGATGGCGTCGAGCTGGCCTTGTGCTATAGCGTCAAGCATCACGCCAGGCCCTCCCCGGTCATGCGGGCCGCCTTTTCCGTGGCGGTCAGCGGGCGCAGCGATACCAGGCGGAGGTGCGGCAGGCCGTGCACCTGGTCGCCGGCCACGTCGGTGGCGAGGCGCTGGCAACGGCGCTTGCCGTCCGTGAGCTCCACCAGGTCGCCGGGCGCCAGTGCGGGCAGGGCGTCGAGCACCACGGCGCGCTGGCGGTTGTCGAAGATGGCCGAGAACACGGCCGCCGGCACGATTTGAACGAGGACGGCCATTATTGGGCCCCCGGTTGCTTGTGGACGCGGCGCACGGTGACGGTGGGCTCCACGTTGCCCATGGCCAGCGGCTTGAGCGGCGTTTGCTCCACGGTGGTGACGAGGCCGAGGCGGACCAGGCGCACCACGGCCGCGGTGAGGGCGGCCACGGCGTCGGTTTCGGCTTGGGTCAGGTCGGTGGCGAGGGAAATCAGTTTCATGGTGTTGCCTTTCAGGTCAGGGGGATGGCGGCCACGTCGATGCCGAGCGGGGCCAGGTGGTTGTGGATCTTGAGCCACAGGTCCGACGCCTCACGGGCGCCGAGTGTTTGCGCGGTTGCGACGTCCGAGCCGAATAGGAAATAAAAGCGCCGGTACTGCTCGGAGAGGTCGGGACGGCCGCGCGCCGCCTCGAATCCGGACCACCATTCCATGGCGAGCCGGAGTTTTTCTTGCGCCTGCTGGCGGTCCCAATGGCGCCGCCGTATGCTCATCGCCACGACGTCGTGGCCGTGCGCCACCTCCTCGACGGGTTTATCGATGGCGGCGATTTTGGCCCGCCACGCCTCGAGGGCGGCCGGCTCGAGCTCGAGGACGTCGCCGTCGACCAGGGCGGGGGCGGTGCGCTCCGGCGGCTCCGGGTAGTGGCCGCAATACGGGCACGCGCGGAAAACCCGTTCGTAGACTTTCGCGCACGCCACGCCGGTGCCGCCCACGTCCTTGTTGAGGCATACGCGCGTTGGGATGGCGTCCGAGGATCCGGAGCTCCTCGAGGAGCGGGCGTCCAGGCTCCAGGAGACACGGAAGTCCGGCGGGCCGCCGTGGCGCTCGACGTTGCCCACCATGTCGATGAGCCACATATACGGCTTGGACGAAATGGAAATCATGTAACGGCGCTGCTCGTCCGTGTATTCGTCCCAGCGTGCCGCCCACTCCTCCGGCAGCTCGAGGCGCGCGCCGCGGCCCCACTGTTGCGCGTACAGGGAAAAGGACTCCGTGTGGCGGGCCATGATTACGCCGTCAATGCTCGGGAGGTCGAATCCCTCCCCGAACAGGTCGACATTGACCAGGACGCGCAGCTCGCCGGACTCCAGGCGCGCGACGGCGTTGTCGCGGATTTCGTCGTCCGTTTCGCCGTTGACGGCCTCCGCCGGGATCCCGGCCTCGCGGAACGTGCGCGCGGTTTTCGTGGCCTCCTCGACGTCGACGCAAAACACCACGGCGCGCTTGCCGTCCAGGTACTTGCGGTACGCCCGCACAATGTCCCCGCAAATGGTCTTGGACTCGTGGAACGCCTCGGCCAATTCGCGCTGGATAAATTCGCCGGTGTTCTCGGACACGCGCACCTTGGCGATATTGATGTCGGTTTCCGGCATGGCCACGCGGTAGCCGACGAGATAGCCCATGTTGATGGCGTCGCGCATGGTCGGGCCCAGGACCATGACGTCGGCAAAGCCGTGCGCGTGGCGGCCCAGGCCCTTGCCGTCGGCGCGGCACGGCGTTGCGGTGACGAGCAGGCCGCGCGCGTTGGGGAACTTGGCCACGCCTTTGCCCCATTTGTTATCGCGCAAAAAGTGGTGCCCCTCGTCGCCCACCCATAGCCGCACGGTGGGGAGCCAAGCCGCCTCCGGATCCGTCGGGCCGATGTTGTTTAGCGTGTCGATGCCGGCCACGGCGCACTTGGCGTTGGGGTCGACAAAGTGGCGTTTCAGTTTCTTGAGCTGGAGCCGCTGGCAATGCTTGCGCGCCTGTTTCGAGCCAATCACGCGGTGCCGCACGCCGTTGCGCGCCAGCGCCAGGGCGATTTGGGACACGATTTCCTTGCGGTGCGCGATGGCGCACGAGGCGCCCGGCTCGCGGCGGATTACCTCGGAAAACGTCACAGTCTTGCCGGTGCCCGTGGGCGACACGGCCAGCACCACGGCGTTGGGATTGCTCGGGAGGAGCTGCGCCCACGCTTGATGGATTTCGGCGTCGAGCTTGGATTGATAGGGGCGGAGCTTCGGCACGTTGAGTTGCATCAAAAAAATGTTGACGAGGCCGTCAGGTTATCACTACTATTGACGCTCATCAATCTTTTTTGGAACCAAAACATGATCCGCTTAAACCTCGAAGTCACAGATCCAAGCCGCGCCGACGGCCCCAAACTCCTGGCCCTGGCCGCCCTGTTCACGCAACTGGCGCAAGGCAGCTCCGCCGAGCAGGCGCGCGCCGCGCTCGAGGACAAAGCCGTCGCAGGCAGCGCGCGCACCGTCGGGGCCTCGCCGGCGCTGGCGGCCCCCTACGCTGGCCAGGTGATCGGCGCCGGCGCGTTGGATCCGGCCGACAATCCCGCCACGGGCATTCCGTCGCCGGTCGAGGCGTTCCGCGTCGAGTCCCCCGAAACGGCAACGGGCCAAATCGACCGTGCGGCGCTCGAGCAGGCCGTCGCGGACGCCGCGCTCCCGGATCCGGCCGCCGTGTTCGCGGGTGCCGTCCCAAACGTGGCCGCCCCGGGTGCTGGCAACCCGGCTATTTCCGCCCCGAATACCGCGTCCACGCCCCCTGTACCGTCGAGCGTGCCCGCCGTGGCGGGTGCTCCTGCGAGTGCGCCGGCGGGTGTTGACCTGGACGCCGAGGGCCTCCCGTGGGACGCCACCATTAACGCCGTGAGCGCGGACGGCGGCCATCCGAAAACCGCGGACGGCAAATGGAAGAAAAAGCGCGGCGTGGGCGAAACCTACGTGAACGAGCGCAAAGCCCTGCTCCGCGCCGCCCTGGCCGCGGGAAACGCCGCTCCGGCTGGCGGGCCTGTTACTCCGCCGCCGAGTGCCTCGGTGCCGCCGCCGGCTGGTGCTGGTGCGCCCGTGCCGCCGCCTCCGCCGAGTAACCCGGGAAACGCCGGTGCGCCGATCCCTACGCCGCAAGCATCGGTGCCGACTACGCAAGGCGCGGCCGGCTCTAACGTCACCATGGCGCAGTTGCTCCCGCGCGTCACGGCCGCCATTACGGCCGGCACGCTCACGCCGGACAGCGCCGCGGGCCTGGCGAAAGAAATCTCCGGCGGCGCCATCGACAACGTGGCCATGTTCGCCGTGCGTCCGGATCTGATTCCGGCATTGTGGGCCCGCCTCGACGTGCTGGGAATCGCGCAATGATGCCGGCCGCCCCGGACCTGTTCCCGCCGCTGGACGACGCCCTCCGCGCCCTGGACGATTTCCCGGGGCGGCCCGCCGACGTGGCCACGGCTCGCGCGTTCCTCGAGCAGCTCGACCAGGTGCGCGACGTACCGGCCGTGGTGCTGGACCAGGCGCAAGCCGTGCTCCTGGAGGGCGCCTACCAAGCCGGCGTGCGCTGCGCCGATGAATCGGGCCACGTCCTCGTGATGAGTTTGCCGGTGTTCCTCGAGCTGATGGCCGCAAAAACGATTGTCTCCGAGCGCACTTACGTGTTTGATCCGCTCGGATGGCTGGCCCGGCGCCCGCTGGTCGCGCTGGCCGGATCCCTGGCGCTCGGGGCGCTGCTGGCGTTCCTGGTCGACCACCAGCCCGAGGCCGGCACCTGGTTGCTCGGGGCCGCGGTGGCCGCCGGTGCGCTCGCCGTGTGGCGCGGCGCCCTCGGCCCGCTGGTGGCGCCATGCCCGCCGAATTGCCCCGACTGTCTCCCCCTCCACAACATCAACAAACGGACATAGAAACATGCCCACGAAACGCCCGCCCGGCCTCGACTACGTGCTCCGCACGCCCGACGGCCGCACCGAATACAAAGGCACGCACGTGCAGGGCCTCGAGCTCCTGTTTGTGGCGCTCCCGGACGCCCTGGCGCGCCGCAAAATGATTGACGCGCTCGAGAAAAAACACGCCAAGTTGCTGGCCCAGGAGTCCGGCCCCGACGTCGACCAGGCCACGGCCGCCCAGGTGGCCGCGTTGGGGCACCAGGTCCACCCGTCCATGGCTTTGCCGTCCCTCACGCCCGAGGGCCACGCCACGCGTGCGGCGGCCGTGCCGCGCCTCACGTCCTGCGCCGCCAACAAAGACGGCGAGTGCGGGCACCGGCTTTGCCCCCAGCTCCGCGACAACGAGCCGGCCGCCTCCGGCCGCCATTGCCCGCTTGACTCCCACCAGGACGACGCCCGATGAACGCCCCCGCCCCGCTCCCCATTGCCGCCGCCCTGGCGCACGCGTTCTTGCCCCCGTCCGGCGCCGGCGCGTGGGTAATCTGCGCCTTGTGGCCCACCATGAACCAACGTTATCCGGAGCTCGAGGAGGGCGTCGAGGCCGCCGAGGGCAC